CTCTGAGGTAATACGTTCGTATGTTTCAAGGTCTATCTGTTCCTCCTTAATCTCACCGTTGAGTTGCCACATTGGGAGGGGTCGGTAGTCCTCGTTAAGTTCGTAAGTTGCATAAATTAAGTTAATCTTCATAATATAAAAATTTGTGAGCGGGGAAATGTTCCCCGCTCTGGTTAGTATTTAATTAATAGTTTATTAAAGTTCTTAGAAGTTTCCAGTCCGATAATCTCCAGTCAAACAAAAGGTTATTAGCTACCATGCGGACCGCTTTGAATTTCATATCTGGCTTTTTATCCTTGATACAGTCCAGAAGGATTTCATAATATATATTTGATACGTTCCATTCTGCCTCATCTTCCATCATAGATAATGAAGTTTTAAAGCCCGTTTTCGGCTGGTCTTTGTAGGTTAGTTTAATGCGTTCAAGTTCGTTATATACTTTGGTATTATACAAAAGAACGAAATCAGAAACAGACCCCGCAACGTAATTTTTTCGCTGCTTGTCTGTAATTGTGATAATAGGATTTTTAATCATGTGTTTATTTATTTAATTAATATTTGTACTTGCAATACTACAAAAAAATATTGGAATAACTACAATAAATAGTTAATAATTTATTAAAAATAAGCTCTTGTTGATAAATTAATTAATATTGTTAATAACTATTTAAAAATCAATTAATTACGGTGACTTTGTCGGTTGGTTTTGTTTGTGTTCGGTCGTGTTCGCTCTGGGGTAAAAGGGAAGGCTTGGACGTGTACAGCTCCCCAGACGGGGGAAGGAGAACGCGGAAGGGCGGGACGCGGTCCAGCATATGGACACCAAACAAGGACACCAACAGCAGCAGCCAGACGACCAGCAGCAGACCAGCAGCAGCCAGACAGGGCAAAAGTAAAAGCCAAAACAACCAGCCAAAAAAAAACAAATCACAACCCCCCACCCCAAAAAAAAAGCGTTTTTCTGGCGGCACGTGTGTGCGCATAACGTAGTAGTACCCTCAACCCCTAATTATCTAACAAAAATTTATTATCTTTACAAAAAAGAAAATAATATGAACTGCGGTTGCGGACAGAATCCTTGTAAGACATACGGTTCTCAAAAAAATAAAAACATGGCATACGATAAAAGAGTTTCACCAGGCAGTACAATGTCTGATATGGTAGACGGTCTATATGTAAAAGACGGTCGTTTAATTAATGCAAGGCCTGACGGTATGAGTGGTATACAACAAGCGTCTATGTATAGATCACAAATGAAAAAACAATACAAGATAGATTGTATAGCTGACGGTATTGAAAGAGCTAAGATGAGAATGGACGGTGATAAAAATATTTACGAACTATAAGACTTCCCCGTTGTTTTAGTTAGTGAAAGTAGGGCGATCAAAATGATTGTCCTATTTTTTTTTCTATATGTTACGTATATGTCGCGTATATGTCGCGTTTATGTCGCGTTTATGTCGCTTCTAAAACTTTAGGTAACTTGACTTAACTTATTGATTTACAATATATTATATAAAAACTATGTTATTATGTCGTACTTAATTAGTAAAAAGTAAATAAAAAAATATATATTATATAAATAAAAAAATATATAAAGAGCCATAGAAATTCAAGATAAACTGGAATTACGACATACGCTTCATTATATTTATTTTGTTATATTTGCCATAATATAATTAAATTAAATTCAAATGACTTACATTCCAAAGACCTTGAGTTTTGATGATGAAGGTAGATCAAAATTAATCACAGGCATAACATCAATATCTAAAACAGTAAAGAGTACATTAGGGCCATTAGGCAAAACAGTTTTGTTAGAATCTCCTGAGCATACATCAGGCATGACAATAACTAAAGATGGGGTTACAGTAGCTCGTTCTATATTTCTAAATGATCCTATTGAAAACCTTGCTGTTCAAATGATGAAGGGTGCAGCAGATAGAACTGCTAATTCTGCTGGTGATGGTACAACAACTGCTATAGTATTGACGGAAGCAATTGTTATGGCAGGTCAAGAGTTTATTAAACCTGAGCATAATACCACAGAGATTATTAGACATATAAATAAATTAACTCAAGATGTTATAGGTGGAGTAAAAAAGAAATCAAGAAAGATTACTAAAGATCGTTTATTAGATGTTGCTTGTATTTCAGCAAACAATGATAAGTCTATTGGTAATATAATAGCTGATGCATATGACAAAGTTGGTATAAACGGAATAGTCACTGTTGAAAGATCTAAAAGTTCTTCAACATATGCAGAGGTCACAAACGGATTAAAAATAGAAAGAGGTTATTCTTCTAACTTATTTATCAATAATCAAAAGAAAGACGAGTGTATACTTGAAGATGTAAAGATATTAGTGTGTGATGCATCTATAGAAAGTATATTACAAATAGAAAATGTTTTGAAGCCAGTAATAAATAATGGTGACAAGTTATTAATCATTGCTCCATGTTCAACTAATGTTATAAATACGTTAGCGGCTAACGTAGTTCGTAATGGATTAAAGTTTTGCAATATAGCCCCACCATCATTTGGATATAAAACCCATGAACTAATGCAAGATATAGCATTAGCAGTGGGAGCTAAATACTTTAGTGAAAAAACTGGAGACGACTTAAGTCTTATTATGCCAAAAGATTTAGGTCATGCAGAAAAAATAATATGTAACAATGAAAGCACTATAGTTATTAAAGAACATAATAAAACTGAAGAACTACAAATTAGAATTGATGAATTAAAAGAAGCCAGAGATTCAGTAGAAAAAAATGTAGACAGAAAGTTTATCAATGAAAGAATAGCAAGTTTAGCAGGATCTATTGGCTGTATATATGTTGGAGGTAATAGTGATATAGAGCAAAAAGAAAAGTATGATAGAGTTGATGACTCTGTATGTGCAGTAAGATCTGCATTAGAAGAAGGGATAGTAGCTGGTGGAGGTATCTCATTATTTCGCGCATCTTTACTTTTAGACAAACACAAAAGTAAAGATGAAAATGCTGAGGTAGCTTCATTAATTTTAAAGACAGCATTAAGGGCACCTATAAAACAAATTATAGATAATGGCGGAAAAGATTATGATAAAATAATAAATCATATATTTGATAAGCCATACAATACTGGGTATGATCTGAAGAATGATTGTTTTGGTGATATGTTTAAGATGGGTGTAATAGATCCATTAAAAGTAACAAAGAACGCATTAATAAATGCAGTTAGTGTTGCAACAACAATATTAAGCACTAATGCTATTGTAACGAACGTAAGAGCAGAGTAATATGATTAAGCTGCTATTGTGGTTATTTAGGGTAAGGGATATTAATAAAATAGAATCAAATTTAAAAAAATATGAAAGTAAACAGCAGAACAAAGCAGTTTAGCAAAAACAGCCTACTTAGAGGTGTAGATAAAGATGGGAATGAATGGTTAGATCAGGATTTATACGTAGATTTATATGCAGATAAATTAGCTTCTGATCTTTTTGAAGAACAAATGATAACTGTAAGAGAGGCTTATTCTTTGGAGAAAGCTTTTAAAAGGTTTTTACACGACCAATTAAATGATAAGCTAAAAAGATAATATGATAGCAATAGGAAAGAATGTTATAATACAACCAATAGAAGAAGAGTTAAAAACACAGTCTGGGCTTTTACTAACTGCGGCTGATGTAGGAGAGTTCAGATATAAAAAAGGTAAAGTAATAAAACAAGGAACAGATGTTCAAGCGATCAAAGCAAACGACATTATCTATTATGACAAGTCTGCTGGTTTCAGCCTTCTTATCCATAATACTTCTTACACTATTATTACTGAGAGAGATATCGTTGTTGTTTTATAAACTCATTAAGTTTCTTTATAGAATTTCTGTAAAGCTTGTCAGTATAAGAAGCGTCTTTTCTAAATAGAGGATTTAGATGAGCTGTTTCAGATATTTCTTCTCCATTTAATTTACGATATATTGTTCTGGCTATAGTCTTACCTTTGTGAGATAACTCATATAAAGTAGTATGCTTACCATATCCTTTTCTCCATACTTGAATATATCCATTTGACAGCATACTGTTAAATCTTTTTTCGTCCCATGACATTAGCTCTTCAAATTCTTTAAATTTTGTTTTATTGAAGTAGTCTTCGCTGTATAAAAACAATAGCATATCAATATCAGGGGTTCCAATACCATATTTAGCCTTGACCCAATACCTAATAACTCTCCAATACTTTAGATAGTCGTGGGAATATTTCATTTAATTTAATTATTATCTTTGTAAAAATACAAAAATGGAAATAATAAAAGGATCTCAAGAATATTATGATTTTGTCACTCAGTATATGATACCTAATGGCGAAGAGCTTTATGAAATATATACTCTTGATGTAGATTTATTTGTAGATATGGTAGATGATGATGGATCTTATACATTTACTGATGAAGAAGTAGCTTTAAGCATGAAAGAACATGGTGATACTCTAATAATACCATAGAAAATATGAAATCACCAATAGATTTTAAAGATTTTGCAGCAAATCCTGTTACAGGTTTGTTGTTTTTTTGTTTAATTGCCATAGGTTATTTGTATATTGATAACAAAACTACTTTAACCAATCAAATAAAAGCATTACAAGAAGAAGTTATAACATTAAGAAGTGACTATAAAAAGCTGAATGATAAATTTATAGAAACACTGCAAGAAATAAATGAATAAGTTTGTTTATATATTATTAATTACAGTATTATCTTGTTCTCAACCAGAAACATTACCAGAACAAGAAGATTTAAATCTTATTAATGTAGATAGTTTAGCAGATGTTACAATAAATAAGGTTAATAATCAAAAAAAACAAAAAATCTTGCTGGAGCAAGATTTATGGAGGAAAAAAAGAGATATAAAAAAAATTGAAAAGAAATATACAGACAGTATATACGAATTAAACAATTTAAAATTAATTACCTCAGACAGTATAGTTGTTGATTATAAAATAGTTGTAACTCAAGTAGTAGACTCAGTAAGAATTAGTGTATCAGACTCATTATGTAAAGTTTGTTTGGCAAGACAAGAAAAAAAAGAAAACAGTTTGGTAAACAAAGCATTTAGATGGCTACAAAAAAATATTGAAATTTAATTATCTTTGTTCAAATAAATAAATACGATGGCAAAAAAAGGTAGAACTAAAAGTAAGGGCAATAAAATTTGTGCAGCAGGTATAGCTTGGGCAAAAAGAACTTTTGATACTTATCCAAGTGCATATGCTAACATGGCCGCAAGTAAATATTGTAAAGACCCTAATTACGCAAAAAAATCAAAATGATAGATAAGAATAAATTAAAAAAAATAGCTTCTGAACTTAAAAAAGCGTCAGCTATGCACAAAGGACAGGCAGCTAAAATAGATAAGATGTTAATGTCAATGAAATCAAAGCCAAAGAAGAAGAAGTAATGGGGGCTTTAAAGAACTGGGTAAAACAAAAATGGGTTCGCATAGGTACAGACGGTAAAATAAAAGGACCATGCGGTACATCAAAAAATAAAAAAAAGCCAGACAGATGTCTGCCTTTGGCTAAAGCTCGTTCTTTGTCAAAAAGACAATTAGCTGCAACAGCAAGGAAAAAAAAGAAGTCAAACAAAACAGTAGTTAGTAATACTAAAGACGCAAAAGTTAGATCGTAATGGCAACCAGAGGAAGAACTAAAAAGGGACAAATAAGAAGGACTACTGGTAAAGGTGGTAACTATAGATCTACAAAGTCAGGAGCTGGAATGACTGAAAAGGGAGTAAAGGCATATAGAAGAGCAAATCCTGGTAGTAAATTAAAAACAGCGGTAACAGAAAAAGACCCAAAAGGAAAAAGAGCAGCGAGAAGAAAATCTTTTTGTGCAAGAATGAAAGGAATGAAGGGTCCACTAAAAGATAAAAAGGGAAGACCAACAAGAAAAGCTATGGCTTTAAGACGTTGGAGATGCTAATAAATTAATTATTATATTTGCACTATGGGAAAAATGAATAAAAAAGACTACAACAATATTAATTTTAAAAATAAAGATATTGATAAGTTGTCAGCAGGACAGAAAAAAATAGCTGGAATGACACCACCGTTTAATAAAATTACTGGTAGTGATTTTGCAGCATTAAGAAATAGAAATAAAAAAAATAAAAAAGCTTAACTATGCCTACAGTAACTCACAAATGCCCAATGACGGGTAAGAAAATGAAAAGAACTTTTCCTTACAATGCAGTTGGAAAAGCTCAAGCAGTAGAATTTGCCAAAACTATGAATGGTTCTATTAAGAACAATCCTAATTATGGCATGGAGAAGAAAACTAATTCAGGTTATTAATTTTAAAAATAAAAAAATGAAACAAGGATACAACGATAGATTAGACGAATCTTTAGGAATGAGAAATGGAAAGAAGTCTCAATCAATGAAAGACAGAAGAGATGAATCAAAAGCTATGTCAAAGAAGATGTATGGTCATTCATATGGCGCAGACAAGTCTATGTCATACAGACATACTTCATCTTGGAAGACTCACGATCATTTAAAGTAATGCCAGGTCGTACAAAGAAGAAAGGAGCTTTTCCAGAAATAAAAAAAAGCAACCAAGGTAAATTTACATCTTGGGCAAAACGTAATGGTTTTAGTGACGCTTGCAGCGCAGCTAACGCTGTAATGAAAAACACTAAAAAATATTCTGAGCCCGTTGTAAAGATGGCTAATTATGCTAAAAACTTTGGTTGTAAAACAAAAGCGTAATTAACTAAAATTAAATTCAATGGCAAAAAAATCAAAAGGCAAAAGAAAAGACTTGCTTAAAAAAGACCCTAAGCAAAAAGAAAATTTAACTTACGAAAATAAAATTAAGGCAGATAAAACTGTCACAGGTAGAACAGTTGCTCCACCTCCTGAAATTATTGAAGAGTTAAAAAAGACTATTAAGGTTTTAAGCGAAAAAGAAAAAGAAAAAGTGCCTACAAAAACATATACTACAAGCAGACCAAGAACTGCTTTTAATATGAGAGAAAGGCAAGATCAAACAAACTAAAAATATGAAAGAAAAATTAATATCTTTGTATTGTTATTTACAATGCAGCTGGAATGACTTAATGAGATTTTTAACTATGGACGTAGAGTGTTGTCCAAAAGACAAATGTTCATGCAAAATCTAAACAAGTCAAGAGGTTTGGGAGATACTATTGCAAAAGTTACAAAAGCAACAGGGCTTGATAGAGTAGCAAAAACAATGGCAAAAGCAGCAGGTAAATCTGACTGCGGTTGTAATGACAGAAGAGATACTTTAAATAGAGTATTTCCTTATAATAGATAAAGAGATTTTTAACCTCAAAATTTAAAAAATGGCATACCCAAAAATTACGGTCAATACAGGATTAGTATTAGACCTTTTAGTAAAAAGCGATACAGTAGATATACCTTGGCCTGGAGCTCAAATAACAGGAACAGGAACTTTCTTAGACAACGGAGCTAACACCTCAACAAATCAAGATCAATTAATAGATGGCGGAGCAACCTTTACTTCAACCACAGCCCCTTTTCCAGTAGTTGTTGGTGATAAAGTATTTAATACAACAACACCAGCTAATGCATTGGTAACTGGAGTGGCTGCAACAACATTAGACTTTGCTTCTGATATATTTCAAAATACACCAGAAAATTATTTAATAACAAGACCAAATCATTTAATAGATACCACAGCTACATTTATAACTTCTGGAGTTAAGGCGGGAGATATTATATGGAACACACAAACTTTTGAAGCGGCATATGTAATAACAGTAAATAATGAAGTTGATCTAACATTAAGCGCTGATCTTTTTGGAACTAATGTAACAGCTAATGATACTTATACTGTTTTTACTGGACAAGAAGGAGGGTTAAAATCATCTGAAGGTTGCTTGTTGTATGTAGGAGATAATACTGGATCAGCAGAAAATACAAGTGTTTTACCTGTAGGAAATTCAACTGGAGTTTTATTTAAAAAGTTTCCAACAGGAAATTATTTACCTGTTCAAGTAAAAAAATTATTTTCTACGGGATCTGAAGCTGACGGTTATTTAGCTATTTGGTAATATGACTATTATTTCTGAAGATACAAAAGTTAGTTTAAGTCCTAAAAACTTTATTACTATTATTGTATTAATTGTAAGTTTTGTAGGTATGTATTACACATTACAAGCAGACATTCAAGAAGCAAGAGAATTACCAGAGCCAACACAGGTTCCTACTGAACAAATGATACAAATTCAAAAAGAGCTAACTTTTATTAAAACAGAAATGTTAGAGATGAAAGAAACTCTCAACAGATTAGACGATAGAATTTATAGTTTAAAAAAGTAAACCATGAGAACAATAAGAAAAATTATTGTTCACTGTTCTGCTACACCAAGAAACAAAGACTTTTCGGCTGAAGATATTAGAGACTGGCACGTAAAAGGAAATGGTTGGGACGATATAGGATACCACTATGTTATTAGGCTTGATGGATCTATGGAGTATGGAAGAATGGTGGATAAGTATGGGGCTCATGTTAGTGGGCATAATTATGATAGTTTAGGTATTTGTTACATTGGTGGAATGGACAAAGAAATGACAGAATGGGAAGATACCAGAACAGAAGAACAAAAAGAATCTTTAATTATGCTGCTTAAGACTTTAAAAAAGTTTCACCCAGAAGCAGTTGTATATGGACACAGAGATTTTTCAACTAAAGCTTGTCCAAGCTTTGATGCAAAAAAAGAATATAAAGACATATGAGTATTTGGAACAAAATATTTGGAGCCGCAGGAATGGAAGTGGCAGACAAAGTTAGTCAGGTCGTTGATAAATTTGTTGAAACCCCTGATGAGAAGAAAGAGTTTAAAAAACAGATGATGCAGGTTTTTTCTGATAGCGTTGCTGATGAGCAAAAAAACATTACTGAGAGGTGGAAAAGTGACATGACATCAGATAACAAGCTGTCAAAATCAGTACGACCAGCTGTTTTAATTTTCTTAATTTTTAGCACAATATTGCTTATTTTTATTGACTCAGGATTTATTACCTTTGTAGTTGATGACGAGTGGAAAGATTTATTAAAAGTTTTACTTGTTACAGTGGTTGCTGCATACTTTGGTGGTAGATCATACGAAAAAGGAACAAAAATAAAAAATAAGTAAAAATGTCAAGAATTGTTAGTTATCCATTACAAAATGTAGTAGTAGGATCAGATAAGTGGATAGGTTCTGACATGGTAAATGACGGTCAAACAAAAAACTTTAGTGCTGATGCTGTTGCAATATTTTTAAACACCTTTAATAAAATAGAGGTTAATGCATTAAAGTATAGATTTCAAAACTGGTTAGCAGGTCAAACAAGAGATCCAGGAACTATTTCTTTTTCAACATCTAATATAGGAAGCCCAGCTTTTAATTCTATAAGTAGTTTTATGATAAGTAAATTTCAGTTAGCATCAACCATAGACGTATCATCTTATTATTCAGTACCATTAGTTGGATCAAGCGTAGTAATATCACAAGCTGATGATCCATCAAAGTTTGGTATATACACATGGAATAGTGTAACACAAGACGCGCAAGAGCCAAATTTTTATGATATTTCTGTAACCCTACAGGCCAGCACAGGAAGCTTAATTAACAATAAAGATTATTTCATATCTTTGCTCCAGTATGCGTCAAGCAGTACAGGAGACAAAAATTTTGTTTTTTCACAAGACGTAGCTTCAGCTACTTGGGTGGTAACACATAATTTAAATAAGTATCCTTCTGTTAGTGTAGTTAACAGTTCAACAGAAATAGTATACGGAGATGTAGTGTATGATAGTTTGAATGAGGTAACAATAACTTTTAATGGCGCGCACACAGGAAAAGCATTTTTTAACTAAAAAAAACAAAATGAAAAAAATATTTTTAACATCAGTATTAAGTTTAATGACAATTTTTGCTTCGGCACAATTTATGGTAACAAGCATGATAAGCGAGCCAGCAGACGGAGAAGAAATGAGTTTAGACAACTTAACTGATAACATTGGAGTAATGTACTCTTTTGACAAGATTAGTGTAGGGATAATGATGAACGGAGAAGAGTATGATTTAGCAGCAAGATACTCTTTAGGAGAAAAGCTATTTGCATATGGCTTAATTACAACAGAAGAAGAAAATGTATCTTTGGGAGTAGGTTATTCTCTTAATGTATGGAATGAATTATACATAGAACCATCTTACCTAATGGACTTAGAAAACGAAGATTATGAAGGAGAGCTAAAATTAAGCTTAACTTATAAATTATAAATTAAAATAAAAAAAGAAAAGAACAATGCCTATTAATTTTTTACAAAATGTATCGCTCAATAATACCGAGCTACAAAATTTTAAAGTAGAGAACTCATTAACATTACCTTCGGGCTTATCTGGTGAGGGACAATTAATCTACAAATCTAATGATAATACTTTACATTATCATACAGGATCTAATAGCTGGAAAACAGTTGGGTCGGTTACATCAGTAGGTATATCAAGTAATTATTTTACAGTAGGAAGCACGCCTGTAACTACAAGTGGTACCATATCTGTAGATATGCCAGCTTCTGGGGTTACCGCAGCGCAATACACTAATGCAACAGTAACAGTAAATGCACAGGGTGTTATAACAGCTGCTTCAAGTGGTACAGATAATGTTGGTGTTGCTACATTTACAAACACTAACGGAACCTTTGTTTCGGCAGGTACTCAAAACTCGGCTGCAACTGGTGCTGTTACAATGGGAACTATTGACTTATCAGCTTCAGGATCACCAAGTGCAACCACATTCCTTAGAGGGGATAATGTTTGGGCTACACCAGCAGGAGCATATACTTCATGGAGTTTAGAAGGAGACAATGCAACAACTGTAGATATAACAGATGGACTTAGAGTAGACTTTACAGGTGGTACTGGAATTAGCACCGCAGTAGCATCAGGCACTCCAAACACATTAACTATTACAAACACTGGGGTTACTTCTTTATCTGGGTCTTCTCCTATTGCAGTTAGTGCTTCATCAGGAGCGGTAACAATTTCTTATACAGGAGGTACGGGATCAATGAACAGCTGGACAATTCAAGGAGATAGTGGAAGCTCAAGTGTTGGAAATGGTGAAACCGTAGATATTGCTGGTGGAACATATTTAACAAGTGTTGAATCATCAAGAACTGTAACTGTAAATCATGATAGTACATCAAGAAGTGATACTACAAGCACAGACACAGTAGGTTCTGGAGGAACATTTACAAAGGTTGACTCAATAACTACTAACGCAACAGGTCACGTTACAGCAATCAATGTAGAAACCATAACAATGGGGTCTTTTGATAATTATGGTTCTTGGTCATTAGCTGGAGATGGAGGAGGAACAACTCAAACAATATCATCAGGACAAACCGCTTCTTTCCTTGGAGGAACTGGTATTACAACAGCAGCAGGAGCAACTGATGACTTAACAATTACTAACTCACTACCATTTAATAGTATAACATTAGCAGGTTCTTCAGGAGGAAGTAATTCTACTATAGCAAATAATGGTACTATTACAATTACAGCAGGATCAAACATATCTGCAACTGGTGATGGCGCTGGAGGTGTAACTGTAGCATATACTGGAGGGACAGGATCAATGTCTTCTTGGACTTTAGCAGGGGACAGTGGTACTTCTACAATTTCAAACGGAAGCACAGCGACAGTTGCTGGTTCAACTGGTATAGACACAGCAGAGTCTGGAGGTACAGTAACAGTAAGTCTTGATTTGAACGAATTAACTACAATTACTTCGGCAGCAGCAACAGATGAATTAATCATTAATAGTTCTGGTAATAAAAAGATTGATATAGATGATATTCATTTAAATCAGTTTGGAGATGCTGAAGCAGATGTAGACCTTGGTGGAAACAAACTATTAGATGTTGCAACAGGTACAAGTGGAACAGATGGTGTTAACTTAGGACAAGTTCAGTCATTAGTAGCTGGAGTTGGTGTATTCCAAGGAGGTTATAACGCATCTACAAACTCTCCAGCAATAGCAGGATCAAGTAACATTGCGGCTGATACAGGTGACTATTACGTTGTAACAACTGACGGAAATATTTCTTTTAATGGTTCTGTTGTTACAGTAGAGGTAGGAGATTTAATTTTTGCTAATGAATCAATTACAGCATCTTCTAATCCAGCAGCTACAAAATATACTATTGTAATACAAGACGCAAATATTGCAGGTGCAGGATCAACAGATGGAGGTACCGAAAAAGGTGTGGCTGGATTTGATAGTGCAAACTTCCAAGTTACTGCTAATGGTTGGACACAATTAAAAAACACTGGTGTAAGTGCAGGCTCAGTAGGAGGTGTAACAAAATCTTTAAGCGCAACAGTTACTGCAAAAGGTTTACTTACTTCTTTATCAGAACAAGCAATTGCAATACCAGCGTCACAAATTACAGATTTCTGTTCAGCTGTAGCTTCTTGTATTAGTACAAACTATAACTTTAAAACTACAATTACAGGAGCAGGACCATTTACAATAAATCATAACCTTAACACAAGAGACGTTATGGTGTATGTTTATGATAATGCAAGTCCATATGAACAACAATTTGTAGAGGTAATTCATACTGATGTTGATAATGTTACTCTTAAAACAGCAGCAACTTTAGGAACAGGGGTTCTTAAAGTATTGGTGACTGAGGTACTTTAATCACGATTACATATACGAGTTATATTAAAAGAAATATCTTTTAATATAATTCGTATATTTGTAAAAATCTATTTTTCATGCCTATAAATTTTATTCAAACTTCTAATTTTTCTGATAACGCAAAGTTACAGTTTGGAAATGGTCAAGATTTACAAATATATCATGATGGTAGCCATAGTTATATTGAAGATTCAGGAAGCGGTGGGTTAAGACTTTGTACAAATCAATTTAGAGTATATAATGCAGCGATAAATGAGTTAATGGTTAACGCTACTGAAAATGGCTCTGTAGAACTTTATTTTGATAACTCTAAAAAGCTTGAAACAACAAATAATGGAGTAACAATAACTTCTGCATTAACTGTTGGAACTTCTATTTATGATAGTGATATTCAATTAGGTGGTGAGTTAAACATGGAAAATGGCTCGGATATTCTTATGTCAGCTACTGGAAATATTCAAATAGACGGTGACTCAGGAACTGGTAAGTTTTTAAAAAGTGTTGCTTCAGGAATGGAGTGGACAACAATAACTCAAAATGTTGGAACAGTTACATCAGTAGCGACATCATCACCAATTACTGGTGGAACAATTACAGGTTCAGGAACAATAGGTTTTGATTCAACAGCAGTAACTTCATTATCTAATTTAGCAACTACAGGAACTGTAACCACAGGAACGTGGAATAGTAATACAACATTAACTAAAACTTCTTCAACATCTGTAGATTTTCAGGGTGAAAGAGTATTTTTTGGAGCTGGAACTGTAGTAAAAGGCAAGGTATATGTTTACTCAGGAGGAGATTGGATAGCGTCTGATGCAGACGCCGTATCAACCGCATCAGGTACTTTAGCGGTTGCTTTAGGTAATGGATCGGCCTCTACGGTAGGTATGTTAACAAGAGGTATAGTTACTTTAACAGATTTAGGTAACGATGGTGATATTCTTTATCTTTCTACAAATGCGGGTAATTTGCACCCAGAACCACCAAGTGGTACAGGTGATGTGGTAAGGATAGTGGGTCAATTACTTGATTCTACCAATGGGCAAGTATTTTTTAACCCAGACTATACATTTATAACGCTATCTTAATATGTCATTAGCAGGAATCAATGGCGTAGAACTAAATGTAATTAGTGGTGTTAATGGTAAAGAAAAGACTGCAATAGCAAGTATAAACTCAATAACTATACCCTCAGGATTTGCAGTTGATTATTCAATAGATCTTAACGGATCAAGTCAGTATGCTGCGTTAGGAACACAAACAAGCTCTCTTTTAAACCCAACAACTACTCAATTTAACAGTACAGGATATACATATGCTGGCTGGATATATATAGATTCCTTTGATAATCATTCTCATCAGATTTTCTCTCTTGGGGTTAGCAACACGCTAAACTATTATGGAATACAAATTATTATTGGTAAATTTGGTCATATGGTAATTCATGTAATGGGTTTAAATCAAGGTTTTGCAGGATCAGGATCAAACAATCGGAATACTGGGCGTACACCAAATAGCACAATAGCAACAGGACAATGGTATCACGTTGCTTTTGTTATGCCAAGTTTAACAAGAAGCACTTGGAAGTTTTATAAAAATGGTGTAGCTGTTTCTGGTATTACTTACTCAGGTAATCAAAACGTAACCTTAACTTATAGCGGAACATCTCAAATAGGCTGGTGGAATAGAGCAAATGGCCTAAGTGGAAACTACTGGCATGGAGAATTAAATAATTGCGCTATATGGAATACTGATTTAGACCAATCAAATATAACAGCGGTATATAACTCAGGATCTCCTTTTGATATAAGTTCAAATAACGGAAACTATGACGAGTCTTCAAGTCTTTTAGGTTGGTGGAGATTTAATGAAGGAACAGGAACATCATACACTGATAGTTCGGGTAATGGATTTACAGGTACAGGAGTTAACAGCCCAACTTGGAGCACTAATGTTCCAACATAATTATATAAATAAATATTTATTATCTTTGTGTTTTATTAACCTTTAAATATAATTAAATGAAAAAATTAACTAAAGACGAGTTAGCAAATTTACAGAACTTACAAAAAGATTTTAACACAGCTAAATTAGAGCTGGGAAACACTGTTTTACAGCAAAGTAAAATAATGGAATCAATAGAGATGATAAAATCTCAATTTGGTGAGAAAGAAAAAGAGCTAATGGATAAATACGGAAAAGACGTAACAATCAATTTAGAAACAGGAGAAATTTCCGAAAAGGAAGAAGAAAGCAAAGAGGCTCCTGAATTAAAAAAAGTAGAAACCAAGTAAATTAAAAATGTCGCAATATGGCTAAAATAAAAAATACGACTGCTTATCCAACGGTCACTCCTAATGCAAGTGATTTACTAATAGCAACGGACGTAAGTGATAACAATAAGACAGTAACTTTTTTAGTCAGCGACCTCCTTGCCGCAGGAACTGTATTGCAAGATTTGCAATCTGTACTTACAACAGGAGATACTGCCATTGAGGATATAAACCTCACTGGTACAATTGATTTAACTGGAACATTAGAACTGGACGCAAGTACCCAAATAACCGTTAATGGTTCATTTGGTACTGCGGGTCAGGTTTTAGTTGTTAATGCAACAGCTACAGGTTTGGAATATTCTTCAGCATCTGGTCTTCAAACATGGGACGAGACTGTAGCGCAAGGAAACACAGTAACGGGTAGAGTCTTAAATGCGGACGATAGTAGTATGAACTTTACTAATACTGCTCTAACATTAGGATCTTTAACTGGTAGTGAATATACTTCATTTTTATGGGCTGGTCCTGCCGCTATAAATAACAATTTAGATTTAGGAGATCCAACTGGAACTAATGCTTATGCGGTTAACTTTTATTCTAAACAGCAATTAACCGTAGACGGAACCTTTGGATTAGCTGGAGAATTTTTAGCTGTAAATGCTGCTGCTGATGGGTTAGAATGGTCAGCCGCACCAACAAATACAACACCTACATTTCAAGAAGTTTTAACAGCAGGAAACGTAGCTCTTATGCAAGGGTTTAGCATGACGGGAGACGGAACGGGAACGGGAGGCTCAAATATAAATCTTGATGTTGAGTCAAGAATAATATCACAAGGAAATAACTCTTTTAATGGAAACAATCAATTTGCTGGATTAGGCACAGGACAAACAGATGCAGCAATAACTATAGACACAGGTAGTAGAATATATCTTGGTAATAACGTAACTGGTTCTTCAGGAACAGCGGGTCAAGTATTAGCTATAAATGCAGCGGGTAATGCAATGGAATGGAGTTCTACTGCTGCTGGTACTCAAGACTTACAGTCAGTTTTAAATAACGGAGGGACAGCAGATGCAGTAGGTACAAACCTTGCAAATATATATTTAACTGGTAACGGTGATGCTACTGCAAGCGCAACTAATGGTTTACTAACTGTAGAATCTGGATCTTTATCTTTAGAAGATACAGAACTCTTTTTAGATGGAGACGTAGGTACAGCAGGACAAGTTTTAATTTCTGGAGGGGCTAACGCTGGACCATCATGGTCAAATGCAGGAACAGGAACAGGAACAGTTGAATCAGTTAGCGTTACAGACAGCACATATTTAGACTTAAGCGTTTCAAACCCAACAGATTTTCCAGACGTTACAGCGTCTTTAATAACAAATGGATTAGCAGGGGGGTTAGCAACTGAATACTATGACGGGTCAGGAGCGTTTTCTGTTCCAGTTGGATCAGACTGGAATTTAAGTTTTTCAAAAACAGGAACACCAGCATCAGCAAGTAATTTATCAAGTACAGGGTCAACAGGATACGTAACAGCTACTGGGGTTGGAACACAATCTTCATCAGGATCAGGCTTACTTGTTAATATAACTGCTGTAGCAGGAGAGGTTACAGTAATAGACGCATTAGGAGGTTCTCCTACAGGATACTCAGTGGGAGATGTAATAACAGTAATACAAGGTGGTTCTTCAGATGATGCTACTTTTGAAATAGCATCAGTAACAACAAACACAGTAGGACTAACAAACACAGACGGAACAAGATCAAGTACAGTAAATATAGACGCGGGTAGTAACATTGCTATGACTGTAGACGCTTCCAATGATTTAACACTATCATCATCAGCAGGAGGCGGAAGTGTATCAAGCGTAGCTCTTACAAGCACAAATTTAACCGTAACTGGTTCTCCAATAACAACAAGCGGAACCTTAACAGTTGAAATACCTACATCTGGGGTAGTAGCTGGATCATACACATCAGCTAATGTTACTGTATCGGACAGAGGTATTGTAACAGCTATAAGTAATGGCTCTACTGATTATCAGTTAGGAGCTGGACCAGGTATAACAAATTCAATAATATCACAAGGAAACACTGGAACTAATTATACTCCTGGAATATACCAAACTACATCAAGCGGAAACGGAAGAGGATTTACAGTAAACGTAGTGAGTGTTGGGGGTAATGGTGATATCACTGCATTTAGCACAGTACAAAGTGGGTCAGGATATGTAGATTCAGAAGTTATAACAGTAACAGGAGGAGATGGTAATGCTACTTTTGCAGTTGGAACAGTTCCTGTTGCAAATCAAATTGTATTATCTGGAAATGGAACAGATGATGTTGTAACACTAACAGGAACAGGGGGTACTACTATAACAACAACAGCAAACGGAATTACTATAGATTCTGCTACAGCATCAGGATTAACCTCATTTGGAATAGCTACTGACCCAACAAGTAATACTGGAACAATAGACGTAACAAACAACACTCTAACATTTACTGAACAAATAAATACTATAGATACTGTTGATTATAGATACATTGGGTTAGATATTAGCGGAACAAATATATTAACTGCTGGATTAACAGCTTCAACAGCAGGCTTAGATGGGACAACTGTATCTCAGTCTTATTTAAGAGCAGATAACACGTGGGCTATACCACCGAATACAGAATATAGCGTATTTTCGGGTGCAGCAAGCACACCACTACCAAACGGAACAAATGGAACAGTAGGATTAGTTCCTCAACCTTTGGCAGCAAGTAATGATTACAATAAGTTTTTAAAAGGAGATGGAACATGGGGTACACCTTCAGGATCAGGAACACTAACAGGGGTTTCTGTAACCGCTCCATTAACTGTAGATTCAACAACAGATCCAGCAATACCAGCATTAAACATAAATGACTTTACAGGGCCAGACGTTTCAACAAGTACGAATGGATCAAAAGGGACAGTTCCAACACCATTAGTAGCAGATGATGGTAAATTTTTAAGCACAGCAGGTTGGACAACAGCACCAGGGCAGGTGTATACATCAACAGATCCTATTGATATAAATGCTACTACTAATGTAGTTTCATTAAACTATAATGATAGCCCTAACAACTTAATAATGACAGCGGCTGATGCTCTAATAACAGGTTGGTCTGATGAAGGTTATATGCTTATTTCTAAAAATTCAAGCCAGTTTCCAAATGATGATGTTACAAGACTTACTTTAAACTCAGTTGCAAAATCTGTTATATATAACTCTGGTATAGAAGTAACTGATAATACCACTACAGCAAATGTACAGATAGGTAAAAATTTTCCAAATTATTTAGGTAATACTCCTAAGGGTAAAATTAAATTTGTAGATTCGGCAGGTATAGACGTAACAGTAACATCTCCAACTTCTCCATCAATAGATCCAATTATTAACTTTGGATTAAGTGCTTTTACAGGTCCTACTGCTACAGCGGCTGGAACAATAGGGGCGGTTCCTGCACCATTATCTTCATACTTTGGTACAGGAAGGTTTTTAAAAGTAGATGGTACTTGGGAAGTAAATAATTCTTATTTTGCCTGGAAGTTTGGTAGTGATGGCACACAGAGTTTAGGAGTATTAGATGGCGTAGCTGTAAATTGGGTAGGAGGAACTGGGGTAACAACATCTGCGACAGCTCCAGCAGGTTTTAACCCAGGTAAGGTAACTATTAATTTAGATGATTTTACAGCGCCAGATGTTCCAGGAGGTAATCCAGGATTAAAAGGAGCTGTACCAGCTCCTCAGGTAGCTGATGACGGAAAGTTCTTGAGCACAGCAGGTTGGACAACAATGGCTGGGGGTGGTACAGTAACATCAGTATCTGGTACCCTACCTATACAAGTTGATAACACAACAAACCCAGCAATACCAGCGGTATCTGTAAATACTTTTACAGGAGCAACAAGTGCCCCTGCTGATGGTACAAAAGGTGCTGTACCAGCACCACTGGCAGCATCTCAAGATTATGATAAGTTTTTAAAGGGTGACGGTACATGGTCAACAGTAACTACATCATTTAGTTTTGATATATCTGATAATGTTCCAGCAACACAAACTATAACAGACGGAAATACAATAACATTTAGCGGGGGAACTGATATAACATCTGCTGTTTCAGCAACTGACACTGTAACATTTAGTCATGATACTATTACAAGAACTGATACAGCAAGCACTGCAACACCTGGACAAGGAGGTTCTTTTAGTGTAATAAAAGACATAACATCTTCTGCACAAGGACATATAACAGCAGCTGATGTTGTTACTGTTACACTGCCTAATTCTGACGATTACCAAGACTGGACACTTGCGGGAGATCAGGGTAACAATCATACTATAAGCTCAAATGATACGGTAACAATGAACGGTTTTGGAGGTATTACTGTTGCGTTAACCTCTAATCCAACACCAGATGCTGTAAACATATCATTACAAGCATTTTCAGGAGCGTCAAGCGGAACAAATGGAGTTGCTGGGGGTGTACCAATACCATTGGGTCAGGGTTTAAATACAGATTATGATAAATTCTTAAAAGGTGATGGAACGTGGGCTACGCCAGCAACAAGTTATTCTTGGAGTGCAGATGCAGATAATTCGGCAGGAGTAAGTATTAATGACGCAGGTCAAGTTAAATGGGTAGGAGGAGTAGGAGTAAATACAACCATAGCTACTGGATCGCCAAACACTATAACAACTGACTTAGATGTAAGTAAGCTTACACAAAGTACAGTAACAGGAAATGATTTTATAGCAGGTGAAGAAACAACAACTAATACAACAGTTAAATTTAAAATTAGTGACTTACCATTTACAAATAATTCAGGAACAGTATCATCAGTAGGAATAACAGCAGATAATGCAGCTGGAACAGGAATTACAACTACTGGGTCATTTACTTTCTCTGGAGGAACTCTTATTACTACTTCTGTTACAGGTAATACAGTAACATTTAATCAGAGTACAGTAACAAGAACTAACAGCACAAGCTCTTCTTCTATTGTGGTAGGAGGGAACTTTACCGCTATAGATTCAATAACATCAAACGGAACGGGACACATTACTGCTGTAAACACAAAAACTGTTACTTTACCAAGTGCATATCAGGGAGCCACTAATTCAGCAGATGGTGTATCTGGATTTGTACCGCAACCAATTTCTTCTACTGACGATCAAACAAAATATTTAAAAGGAGACGGAACTTGGAGTTTAGATGGATTAGTGACAAGCATTGTGGCAGGTACAGGAATAACTGTTTCAGGAGCTACAGGAAATGTAACTGTAAACGCAGCTAATAATGGAACTGTTACTTCGGTTAATTTAACAGGGAACACAGGTACAGGTAGCGCAATTACTTCCAGTGGAACTTTTGATATAGACGGTATAACATCAGCCTCTGCTGGAGCTACTACAGATCATTTTAACGGAATTTCTACAACCGCAAGCGGATTTAATTTAGACATAAAAGGTTTTGCTATACCAGATGAAAATGAGTATTGGGTGTATAGAGCTAACGATCAGACTGGTAGTTCGGCTATGGGATTAGAAAAGAGTATTCTTTATGGATATGATGATACTTACAAGAGTTTAGCTATAGCAAACAATGAAGTTGCAAAAGAAGGATATACTTTAGTTTTAGGAGCTTCTAAAAATTCAAGAGCATATATATTTAATGCAGGAAACACAACATACAGATGGAGCAATGTAGATGCGGCAGGAACAACTGACTCATCAACAAACTCAATATTTATTGGTGCTAATGCGGGTGCTGCTGCTGCAAGCAATACAGATAATATAGGTATAGGTTCAAATGCCTTATTAGCATCTACTAATGGAGCAAGTAATATAGCATTAGGAACAGACTCAGGGAAAGCATTACTTGCGGGAGCAAGAAATATATTAATAGGAAAAAGCGCAGGACAATCGCTTGCAGCTGCTGATGACAATATAGCAATAGGAGAACTTTCTTTATCAACAGCAAATAGTGCAGATGCAGACCAAAATATTGCATTAGGTAAAAACACATTATCTACATTAACATCAGGAGCAAGAAACATAGCTATAGGACATCAGGCTCTTGCAGATGGGGTACTGGTTCAAACAGATAATATATTCATGGGGTATCAAGCAGGTATGGAATCCTTTGGTGGAGCAGATATTGGTATTGGTTATCAAGCTCTTCTTTATGGATCAAACTCAACTCCAAATGTAAATACTAACGAAGAAACAGGAAGAGTAGCTATCGGATACAAAGCGTTAGCAGGAGGCTCAGGAACTGCGGTACAAGGGGTCGGAAACGTAGCGTTAGGAGGTCATGCAGGAGAGTTTAATGCGACATCAGTGGTTGGTGGTGCTGTTTACGTTGGTTATTATGCTGGTAATAATACTAATGGTATAACAACAGCAGGATTTGGACAAGTAGCAATAGGTTATAATGCAATGAAGTTTACCGTACCAAGTCAATCTATTGCAATAGGATACCTTGCAATGGAAGATGCTGCTTCACCAACAATAGGAGGTGAGTCGCATGTTGCTATTGGTAAAGGTGCAATGCGTACTGCAACAGTAACTGGTAACAATAATATAGCTATTGGAACAGACGCAAATACCAATACAGTAAATGTTGTTTCTGCTGTTATTTCATTAGGATATCAATCAAAAGCCAAAGGTTCTTGTACTATAGCTATAGGTTGTCAAGCTTCAGCTGGAGATGGTGCTGCAAGCACAGACAGTATAGCTATTGGTAATGACGCTAACACAGCAGGAACTAAATCAATTTCCATAGGACGTAATGCATCAACAACAGGAGCACAGTCTATATCTTTAGGTGATAACGCACAAGTTATTGACGATTACAGTGTGGCAATTGGAGCGGGTGCATCAACTAATGCGGCAAATCAACTTGCTTTTGGTACAGCAGCTCAAAACTTAGGATCTATTGTAACACAAACTATAACTCCAAATAAAACTTGGGAGGTAAGAATAAATGGTGTTAACTACTTAATACCAATAGTAGCAGCACCATAAATTAAATTAAATTGAATGAGAGTAGAATTAAATGAAGAGTCTATTAAACATATAAACCGCTTATTACAATCACTACCAATTAGTGCACTATCTATAGTGGAAGAAATTACAGCGGAGATTAATAAAGGCTTAGTAGAAGATAAAAAATAAAATAAAATGGATATAAGAAAGATTTCCATTGGATCTGACTATAAGTCAGGGTCAATGCACTATATTGTAAATCAACCTGTTCTGGGTGGTGAGTATAAAATACACTTAATACAAGCAAACGAAAAATCGCAATCTTATAAATTGTGGGTAGAAAAAAATCAAGAAATATTTATTTGGAAAGAATTTTTATATACCTTGCCAATAACTTTAGAATATAATATAAATTTTTAATGCAATCAATTGATTCCTTTATTGTAAAACCTTATAATGAAAGAAGATATGATAACATTAAGAAGCTTAAAGATATAGATTTTATAACAAGCGTTTCTGAAGAAGATCATAAATCATCTAACCGTTTTGCTACTGTAATTTCTCTTCCTTTAAATTATAAAGGAGAAGTAAAGCCAGGAGACACACTAATAGTTCATCACAATGTTTTTAAATTTTATAATGACATGTATGGTCGTAGAAAAAGCGGAAAAAGTTATTTTAAAGAAAATTTATTTTTTGTTGAAAACGATCAGTTTTTTTTATATAAAAGAAACAATAACTGGAAAGCACATGGTAAATATTGTTTTGTAAAACCAATACCTGTTGAAGATTCAGTATTGTTAAAAAACACAAAGCACGAGCCATTACAAGGTATACTTAAATATTCTAATTTACAACTGGATAAGTTAGGAGTAAAAGAAGGAGACAAAATAATATTTAAACCAGAAAGTGAATATGAGTTTAATATTGATGGAGAATTATTATACAGAATGTTTACTAACAATATAACAACTATATTAGATGGAAAGTAAAGAGCTGAAAATAAAAATAATAGAAGCTGGCAAAAAGGCGGTTGCACAATTAATAAAAGTTGCAAAGGAGGATATAATTAAATATGATGCTGATGATGAGCTTGCGGCTGATAGATTAAAAAATGCAGCTGCAACTAAAAAACTTTGTATAATGGACGCTTTTGAAATATTAAGAAAAATAGAAGAAGAAAAAAATTTATTAGAAGGAAATATTGTAAGCTCAAATAATAACACACCAAAGGGATTTGCTGAATCAAGATCAAAATAATTTATATAGAATATTAAATAATTATATTCCTAAATCTGTTGTAACCAACAAAAATAAAGCACGTTCTTGGAAATACGGATACAATGAAAAATATAAAGTAGTAGTAATATCAAGAGACGGAACAATAGGTGAAATATATAATATTAGTAATGTAATTATTGCACTGCCAAAAAAACCTTTAAAATTTGTAAACTCTAAAGAAAAAAAAGAAGATCAGTTTTGGTCGCCTACTATTTTACCAAAACAATTAAAAAGAATACAGTCAATATTTCAGTGGCACGCTACCCCTCCAAATTTTAAATCAGAATGGGTTGATTATATAGAAAAAGAGTTTGACAGAAGAGAGCAAGGACATTGGTTTATGAATAATGGATCGCCAACATATATAACTGGCACTCATTATATGTATTTACAGTGGACAAAAATAGATGTAGGAAACCCTGATTTTAGAGAAGCTAATAGAATTTTTTATATTTTTTGGGAGGCTTGTAAAGCAGACAAAAGAAGTTTTGGAATGTGTTATTTAAAAATAAGACGTTCGGGTTTTTCTTTTATGAGTTCTTGTGAAGGTGTAAATCAAGCAACAATAACCAGAGACGCTCGTATTGGTATATTGTCAAAAACAGGAGCTGATGCTAAAAAAATGTTTACTGACAAAGTTGTGCCTATATCTAATAACTATCCTTTCTTCTTTAAACCTATTCAAGATGGTATGGATAAGCCAAAAACAGAATTAGCATACAGAGTACCAGCATCAAAAATTACTAAGAAAAATATGTATGACACTGGAGATGAGGAACTTGACGGTCTTGATACTACTATTGATTGGAAGAATACGTCTGATAACTCTTATGATGGTGAAAAGCTACAATACTTATTACATGATGAAAGTGGTAAGTGGGAAAGACCAGAAAATATATTAAATAATTGGCGAGTTACTAAGACCTGTTTAAGGCTTGGTAGTAAAATAATAGGTAAATGTATGATGGGCTCAACATCTAATGCGTTAGATAAAGGAGGGGCTAATTTTAAAAAATTATATGAAGATTCAGACGCATCAAAAAGAAATCAAAACGGTCAAACAAAATCAGGTCTATATAATTTATTTATACCTATGGAATGGAATTTTGAAGGGTATATAGATAAATACGGTATGCCTGTTTTACATCTTCCAAAAAAACCTGTCATTGGTATTGACGGAGAAGACATTACTATAGGAGCAATAGATTATTGGGAAAACGAAGTAAGCTCTTTAAGTAATGATGCTGATGCATTAAACGAATTTTATAGACAATTTCCAAGAACTGAGTCTCATGCATTTAGAGATGAAAGCAAGCAGTCGTTATTTAATTTAACTAAAATATATCAACAAATTGATTATAATGATTCATGCATATTAGATCATCATGTTACTCGTGGGTCTTTTCATTGGAAAGACGGGGTTAAAGATACTGAAGTAATATTTAGCCCAAATAAAAGTGGTAGATTTTTAGTAACTTGGACGCCAGAGAAAAGATTGCAAAACAGGCATATACTTAAATTAGGAAAAAAATATCCTGGTAATGACCATATTGGATCTTTTGGTTGTGATAGTTATGATATTTCTGGGGTAGTAGTCGGAAAGGGGTCTAACGGTGCGTTGCATGGTCTAACTAAATTTAACATGGATCACGCGCCATCAAATGAATTTTTTTTAGAATACATTGCAAGACCTCAAACAGCAGAAATATTTTTTGAAGAAGTATTGATGGCCTGCGTATTTTATGGTATGCCTATATTGTGTGAAAATAACAAACCAAGATTATTGTATCATTTTAAAAATAGAGGTTACAGGGGTTACTGTATGAATAGACCAGATAAAAGATTTAATAAATTATCAAAAACAGAAAAAGAATTAGGAGGAATACCAAACTCTTCTGAAGACGTAAAACAGTCTCATGCTGCCGCTATAGAGTCGTATATAGAAAAGCATATAGGTTTTGATTTTGAAGGAAGTTATAGAGATGCAGAAGTAATAGGAACCATGTATTTTCAAAGAACTTTAGAAGACTGGGCAAAGTTTGATATTAATAATAGAACAAGGTTTGATGCCAGTATAAGTTCTGGCTTGGCCATTATGGCTAATCAAAAGCACCTGTATACACCCACTAAACAAAAATCAAAAATAAGTGTTAACTTTGCAAGATATAACAATAAGAGTTCCATAAGTCAAATAATAAGATAAATGAAAGGAGTAACTATAGATATAAAATCTACTGCTTTTCCTGACCAATTTGTTTCTGATTCAAAAAAGAAAACAAAAGAGTATGGATTACAAATCGGACAGGCGATTCAATACGAGTGGTTTAGAAAAGGAGGTTCGTATAATTCATGTAGGTTTTACGATCAATGGGCTGAGTTCAACAGGCTTAGACTTTATGCAAGAGGAGAGCAATCAATAGCAAAATATAAAAATGAATTAGCTGTAGACGGTGACTTAAGCTATTTAAATTTAGACTGGACACCTGTACCTGTAATACCTAAGTTTGTAGACATAGTTGTTAATGGCATGAGCGATCGTCTTTTTCATGTTAAGACTTATGCTCAAGACGCAATGTCATCAGAAAAAAGAGGCGAGTTTCAGCAAATGATAGAAACAAATGTGATAGCTAAACCTTTATTTCAACAAATAGAAGAAGATTTTGGATTAGATGTGTTTCAGGTTGATCCACAAGAATTACCAGAAACTGATTTAGAGATGGAGCTGTATATGCAAATGAATTATAAACCAGCTGTAGAAATTGCAAATGAATGTGCTATCAATACTATATTAGCAGAAAATCATTATGAACAAACAAGAAAAAGATGTGACTTAGATTTAATGACATTAGGTATAGGGGTTTGTAAACATAATTTTTTAAAAGGAGATGGAGTAAAAGTAGATT